ATGTTGGTACGTATTATCAGTATGGTCATAGCCGGAGTTATTATAGTATATCTAGTCCATTGGATTGATAATTTTTTCTCCAGGTATCGCAAATAAATCTTGCCTGCAATGTAAACCAAATACTCCAATTTGTTTCCCATTACAACCTATGCGGACATTTTCTAATTCTAAAACAAGAAAACCGCAAAAGCTTTTTATTAGCCATTTGCGGTTTTTCGTTGTGATTCCGTTGCGATTCGAACGCAAGACCCACGCCTTAGAAGGGTTTATTTATTTTTACCGCTATTAAATTGATTACAAGAAGTTTATCGCATATCCGAAAATTGCCGTAGGACAAGATTTGTCATATTAAATCATTCATTCACTTAAACATCCCACCCCGTCCAGTTAGTATCCACTCTGCTGAAATGCCATAATCAAGTACTAAATATGTTATCCATTCCGGCTTTAGAACACTGACATCCGGTTGGTTCCTGACAGTATTTATATTCCAATAGTTAATATCATGGGCATTAGTAAAAGTAGTAAGCCCACGCATTGTCCTTTGTGCTTTGAGTATATCTATTGCTTCAAAGAACCTTTTGGTTATTGCTACGCCTTCTGCTGATATTTTCATAATGAACCTTTTTTGTTCCGTCCACAAATATAGGTAAAATAGTAAATAAAACAAGTAATAAACAATAGAATTTATTTGAAAGTCAAATAAGACCTCCAAATAATACGAAATACCGTTCTGCTTATTTTCCAATTAATTTACCCAAAGTTTTGCATACCCAGTTGCTTCCCACTACGACTATTATCGGGATGGCGTTTGTTTTAAATGTTGGGGGCGAAGGAGTCCTTTTGTGAATGAATTATCATAGCTATCAATGTTTTGATTTGTAATTTTCATAAGATTTTTGCGCCATATCGAACGTTTGTTCCAATCGGTCGGCGTACTTGAAAATATCATCCAGTGTTTCAATCTCTACCTTTTCTTGCGACTTATACCCCTCGGTCGGGAAATACATGTTCTTCTTTCTGCTTCCAAACGCCAGACGACATCCCCACCAATATGAAGCATTTCCGACACCTATGGCGAAATATGATTTAAAGTCCTTGTAAATAATGGATTCAGCACTAAATTTATTGCATAAAATATTCCGGATAATATTGTAAGCATCCAATTTCTCTTGCGTAGTTACAACTCCGTTGCCTTGTTCCAGTTCTTCCGCCTTCTGCTGTTCTTCTAAGGACATCTGGCTGCTTTCTGCCGGAATTGTCTTACCTGCCAAATCAAGCCTATCCTGGATAATGTCATTGATTACCGTATTGATTGACTTTTTTACTATCGGTGCGAATAGCTCTACCATTTTTTGAGTGACCTGCCCTGAAGTATAGACACGTTTCGTCAAGAAACGTACGAAGCCGTAAGACGGAGATGCGAATTCATTGTTTAAGATGGATTTGATTTCTGTAGAGTATTTTAGCTCCTGCGCAGTATCAAGAATGTCGGATTCATTAAAGTATGACTTATGGAACTTCTTCATCTGCTCTATATCCTCATCCGACAAGTCTGTCATGTCAATAACCAAGAATGGCTTTTCGTCCATGATATTAGTCTTATCCAAGTCCGCGTAGAATCTGTATTCAATTCCATTGGTTAGCACTCCGAAGCGTGCGTTTGAGGCCGCATAATATTTGGAGAGCTGCGTACTATGCAGATCAAGTTTCTGTAAACAATGCTTGCACTCGATAAGAAGTATCGGCTGGTTGCCTTTCATAATCGCATAGTCTATCTTGTCTCCACGCTTTGTTAGGTCGCAATCCATTTCCGGAACGACCTCAAACGGGTTGAATATATCATATCCCAGAGCAGCGATTACCGGCATAATGAAAGCATTTTTTGTAGCTTCCTCCGTCATTATCGCATCCTTCTGCTTTTCTATCTTTTCAGCTATCTGTATAATGTTATCTTTGAAATCCATAATATAGTTGATTTAAGTTCTATATGCTAAAGTCGTTTCATACAGCCCAAAACATGGTATATATGCCTAATCATTCGCTTAGGCAATTCCTGTACTCCATATTCAGGAGACTTATTTGTTGGTATCAGTGAATAATTCTCTGGATTTGTTGCTGGGCCAATCCTTTTTATTGTTCTCATTTCATTTGTTGTAACAATGGCATACACTTCACCAAAAGGAATAAATGAAAAATCCTCTATTTTTTTCAGGGCAATCATATCTCCATGAGCAATTTCTGGTTCCATGGAATGCCCGGTTACATTACACCAGCAAGTCGCCTCGTTATATAGTTTGAAATCAATTAGGTATTCCGGATTGATAGTCTGATCATTCAAGACTAGATCAAATCCCCCTATGAAGTCTACATTATAATAAGGAACTCCTGCTGTATAGCTTATAATAGGATTAGATGATGATGGTAATTGGTGTATCATTTCGCCTTCTCCTGTTAGAAGCCACGCTTTGTTTAAATCAGGGAAGGCGTTAGATATTTTATCTAATGTGCTTTTTCTAGTATTATCACCCATTTTGGAAACAGCACCATTACTTAGATGTGCTTCAAATTCAAACGTTTGTACTGTCATTCTTCTGTAAGAGATGTACTGCATGATGCGTTCCTTTAATCCCATAGTAAATATTAAATAATGTTATCACCTCTAATAAATAAGATATTATATCTAACTAATTAGATAATATATGTATCTTTGCAATACAAAAATAAGAAAACAAATCAACAAACTACATTTATGGTAAATAAAAAAATAAAAATGATGCCTACTATTAGAGCATTGGGAAAAGGAGAAGCTGCTGATTTTCCAATAGAAAAGATGCTTTCTGTAAAATCTATCTGCACAAGTCTGTCAACTGCTATGGGTATAACCCTAAGAACCTCTTTAAATAGAGAGGAGAAAATCATTACTGTAATCAGAGAGAAATAAACATAAAATACATCAACTACCTGATTGATATAGTATGATAACAAAGGCACTTGGATATATCAGAAAATGAAAAGATACAAATCTATGGAGATGACGTGCACGCAAAATCGCAACAACATGTAAAATTACCGAAGTAAAGCGACTCAAGGACGCAATAATATAAAAGTTCAGTTCTATGCTAAATGAAGATGTTTTAAAAATCGTATTGAACAACAAGACTTTCGGGCGCGATGAAGCTGCCGATATTGTCGGTGGGTTGTCAAGGCTGACGAAATTAATCGGTAGCGGATTAATCCGTGCAGAGAAAAGGACACATAAGCAAAACGGTAAATGGTTCTGTAATGCCTATGATGTACTAAAACATGCTTCTTTGAAATATTGATTATTTGAAAGTCAAATAGTTATACTAAGTTAAGTAATTGATTTTAAATGTTTTAACGTTTGGGTCTCAAAGTAAAAATAGTTAACTTTATATCAAATAAAGAAATTAATAATCAATAAGTTATGAAAGGAACACTTGAATTTGCACAGATTATAATCAGCGGAATTTTATGCCTTGGCTCCTTATGTATGTTGATTCATGCAATGATAGTTGAATCTCCGATAAAGGCAGTGTCCATCGTGATATTCGGCATAATGTTCATTGGTTGCATCTGTATGTTGAAAACCACATACAAAGAATACAAGGCTGAAAATTGACAACTTTAAACCGTAGGACAAATGAAAACAAAAGAGGAACTGCTGGCCATGAACCATGAAGAACTTGCAGAATATGCGGAAAAGAAACAGAGTGAAGCCAGCCTAGTGAACTTCACCATCAAGCAGAACGCACGCTTCAAAGAAATATTGGCAGCTATCGGCATCGTTTACGAAACATATCAAAGGGAATCGTTATGAATGAAGAATTAGCACGGCTTGAAGAAGAGCTTGCGGAAGTTGAATCCAGCGAACTTGAATACCTGCCAAAATACGGTTATTCACTGAAAGAGGAGATTATCGCTTTAATCAAAGAGGATATTGACGAAGTGAAAAGCCAGATAGCCGAAAGAGACTCTTATTGCAGCGAATATGAGTTGGAAGAAGAAAGGATGCGCCTCTGCACCCTTCAAGGAATACCAAGATATTGTTGAACTTTAAAAAACAAGAGTAATGGAAGAACAGAAACAAGTAACCGAGTTACAGATTATCCAAGCAAAGCAAGCAGCAGAGTTTGCAATGACACCAGTAGGTCAGACTGTGAAACAATTTGAAATTATGCAGCGTATGGCTAACATGTACACAACAAGCACCATCGTGCCTGACACTTACAAAGGCAACGTAGGCAACTGTGTAATAGCTTTAGATATGGCTATGAGAATGGGCTGTAATCCTCTTATGTGTATGCAGAACCTTTATATCGTGCATGGCAACCCTGCTTTCAGTAGCAAGTTTCTGATTGCCACTATTAACGCGAGTGGTCGTTTCTCCCCACTCCGTTATGAGTTTAAAGGAGAAGAAGGTACGCTGGAGTACGGATGCCGCTGCATTGCTTACGAGTCGTCCGACAAAGACCACAAGGAGCCGCTTCATGGTGACTGGATTACCATGGGGATGGCTGAAAAAGAAGGCTGGACCAAGAAGAACGGTTCCAAATGGCAGTCAATGCCAAGCCAGATGCTCCGTTATCGTGCGGCCGCTTTCTGGCAGCGTGTTTATTGCCCGGAAATCTCGATGGGATTAATCACCAAAGAAGAAGCCGATGATATTCAGGATGCAGAATATGAAGAAATCCAGGATAAAGGCACGAAAGACAAACTTGCCGAGATTGCTGCAAAAGCCGCAGGTGTCAAAGAGCAGCCCCAACCGGAGCAATCCGCAAACCAAACTCAAGATTACGCGAATAATAAACCTGCTCGAAAGTCATTATTATAATGGAAGTACAACATTCTATAGAATGGTTCCGCAAGCGGCTCGGTAATTTTACCGGGTCGCAGGTCGGATTGCTAATGAAAAAAGGAAGAACTGATTATTTCTCCGATACAGCCAAAACTTATATTTATCAAGTTGCATCAGAAAGGGATATGAATCCTGAAATTGTTAATGATGATGTCGAGTTTGAGAAATATTTGCATCAGGTCTGTATTAATACCAAATCCATGCAATGGGGAACAGATCAGGAAGAAAATGCCAGAGAACTATATGAGAGAATCACAGGTCGACATATTGTTGAAACAGGGTCATGTAAGCATCCTACTGTAGAGCATTTCGCAAGTAGCCCTGATGGTTATTATTATGATGAAGAAACCGGTGAAAAAGGCTGTTTGGAAATCAAATGCCCGATTCAAAGTACTTTCATGAAATATAGAAGTGAAATATACGACAATAAATCGCTGCTTGATACCAAATTTGAATATTTCTACCAATGTATGGCTCACATGATGTGTACTGGTGCGCAATGGACTGATTTTGTTGTTTACAATCCTTTCCAAAATACTCCTATTCATATTGTAAGAATATTACCGGATGAAGCGGTATTTGCAGAAATGGAGAAGCGCATCCGTGTGGCTGATGATATTGTCAAAGAACTGATTGATGTAGAATGATGAAACCGGATATTATAATCAAACAACTTGATAACGGATGTTTTGACCTACACGTTGATGATAAAAGTACAGGTCAATTATCGTTTGATGAAATGCTTGGGGTTGTTGCACAACTGACTGTACCCGAAAATAAAAGATGCCTTCAGTGGCTAAAAACTAAAGAACAACACGAATCTTTTCTTCAGTGGTTAAAAACTAAGGAATAATACGAGTCTTTTAGGAATAAGAACTTAAAAATGATGGAACAATGGACACACAGATAGCAATCCAGGAAAGCGATCTTGAACTGGTCGTCAGTGAAAAGACGTTAGGTAGTCTTACTACCAACGCAATTCAAATCAGAGATATGGTAAAAGCCGCTTTGCCAATGTATGATATTTACAATTATAACGATGAGAATATCGACCAAGCGAAGAAAGACAAGGCAGCTCTCAACAAGGCGGCAAAAGCACTCAATGCCAAACGTCTTGAAATTGAAAAGGAGTTTATGAAACCTTTTGGAGAATTCAAGGAAATAGTAAATGAAACAGTAAGGCTTATCGGCGAATGCTCTGCCAAGATTGATATGGTAGTCAAGCAGAACGAGCAACAGTACAAAGACAAGAAACTGACTGACATTCGCACCTACTTTGACGGAATGAATGCAAACCTTGTTGACTTCAAAAAGGTCTTCAAAGACGCATGGTTGAATAAGACTGTAAGTATGAAAGCTGTATGTACTGATATAGACCTTATCCTAAAGAGAATAGACCAAGATGTTGAAACATTGAGAACGTTCGGTGTTGATTTCGATGTCCTTCGTACCTATTACATGGATACGCTCAATATCGCATCTACCATCCAGTATGCCAACCGTCTGAAGGAGCAGCGTGAGCGTGCCAAAGCAGCAGAAGAAGCGCGCATCAAGGCAGAGCAGGAAAAAAAGGCTGCTGAAGAAGCGCAGATGAAAGAGGAAGCGGAACGAGCCAAGCAGAATTCAGTCAATCCATTTGCAAGAGCCAGACAGCATGTCACTAATGAATCACCTGCCTTTGTCGAGCAAGCCAAAGCCCTGGAACCGGAGCTTCTGACGAGAACTTTTACTGTTACCACAACTCGTGAAAATATAATCGCTCTTGGCGACTTCATGAATGATAATAATATTGATTTCGACAAGATTGAACTTGCAGATACCCTATGCAATACAGATTTGAATTCTATTGTCAGAATGCTCGAATATAGTGCAAATCTGATAGACAAGACCGCTACCAAACCTTGCGAAGCAGATAAGGCAAGGCAATTCAGAAACATGATAAAGAAAATTCAAAAGAAAATAGAACAATGAAAATTACAATCAGCAAACCAACCGAGTTTGAAGCGGTCTACCTGAAAGTGGATGCAGGTGTACGCTATTGGGAAGACGCAGAAGTAAACGGAGTTAGTGATTCTGAAAATCCGCCAACTATTCCTTGTGCTGAATTTATCCATGCCGATAATGAATACCGCTGGCGACCTATTATCGACATCAACAATGGAGTTATCACTAATTGGAAAAAAGGTTTTACCGCACAAGTTCACTATAAGGTATGTGATGATGGCATTTATACAGTTACGGATAAAGATGACAACATCATTGTTGAGCATGAGGGTTACGTTCCATCCATCATGTGCCCGGAAGATGAAGGATATGGCGACTACATCATTATGAATATTGACGAAAATGGATTTATTCAAGGATGGAAAAAAGAATTGATTAGTAGAATTATAAAAGAGCTGGAGGATTAAATGAAAACATTATTTAAAATGGACTTCGATTGCGGAAGGATGGGCAATCTTGAAGGAGTATTTATTGCAGATACAGAAGATGTCGAATACTTAGTGAATAACAAAATCAGTGTTTACTTCGGTGAAGTACTTGGCAAACACTCTGAAATATCCGGGTGTGTGGCTGAAAGTGAAATCAAACAAATAACCACCGATGAAAATGTAATCAATATAGTTGAAGAATATGGGCTCAACAGTGGGTATAATCCATTTGAATACACTCTTTGTACATCAGAAACGGAAAATATACCAGACAACGGAGTTGATTGGGATGATTGTACTGTACAAGAATACATAGACTTTATGAGGAAAGGTATAATACCCCAATATTACGAGAAAGATTATAAAGAATGGCTAAGTAGCCAAAAGGAGGATTAAATCATGCAAGACTATATTTCAGATTGGTTCATACCGATGGATTTCGGTAATGATATGCCGGAGGAAGAATCGGACGGTGAGGATAATTTTAGATTCATTTCTTTATAAACTTTATGCCTTCCCGGTCTGTGAAGATAGGGCGGCAAATGGGAGGTTGGCGGAAATGGCAGACGCTAATCAAGATGTAAGGTGCAAAATTCTAGGATAACCGTTAATATCCAAGCCGGTAACCTACGAGACATCTTAGGGGAGCTGACTTGAAATCAGTGAACTGCAAAAATACCACTCATGCAGGTTCGAATCCTGCACCTCCCACTATAAATGAATAAACGTTGAATATAAAACTTTAAAAGAATTAATTATGATGCATACTTGGTTTGAATGCAAAATCCGTTATGAAAAAACAATGGAAAACGGAATGAACAAAAAAGTTACCGAACCTTATCTGGTAGACGCACTCAGTTTTACGGAAGCGGAAGCACGTATCATCGAAGAGATGACACCGTTTATTTCGGGAGAATTCACCGTATCGGACATCAAACGTGCCAACTATAGCGAATTGTTCCCCAGCGAGGAGGAAGCTGCCGACCGCTGGTTTAAATGTAAACTGGTTTTCATCACACTGGACGAGAAAAGCGGTGCGGAAAAGAAAACCTCTACCCAGGTATTGGTGCAGGCTGCCGACTTGCGTGACGCAGTGAAGAAATTGGACGAAGGAATGAAAGGTACAATGGCTGACTATCAGATTGCATCGGTAGCGGAAACTGCCATTATGGATGTATATCCGTATAGTGCAGAAGTATCAATGTCAGATACTATTAGCGAAAACGCCAACTCTCCCGTTGTTCGTAATTTCATTCAGTCACTCCCGGAAGGCTGCAAGACAACCATTACCGTAGGAGGAAAGCAGGTTGTAGTTGACAAGACCGGAAAAGATACAGTAGTAACCCCACAAGACAAAGAAAGCGATGACATACGAGGAGATGATTAAACTTGCATCCAAAGCTAAATCATACAAAAAGCCGGCAAACGATGAGCATAGGATACAGTGTGCTTGTGTAAAGTGGTTTAGGTTGGAATACCCCAAACTGAAAGATATGCTGTTTGCTGTTCCGAACGCAGCCAGAAGAAGCGCAAGGAACGGAGCATATATGAAAGATGAAGGGATGCTCCCCGGCGTTGCCGATTTAATCCTTTTAAAAAGCAACCGCTTCTATGGAGCTTTGTGTGTGGAAATGAAAAAGCCTGGTGAATACCAAAGACCTGCGCAAAAAGAATGGCAGAAAGAATGTGAAGCCGCCGGAAACAAATATGTAGTCTGTCGGTCCTTTGATGAATTCATGAAAGTAGTAACTGATTATTTGGATGATGTATGACAAACAGAGAATTTATAAACCATGAATTGAATAGCAAGTATGGAGATAAACTGTAAATATTGTCCTAAAAACGATGGGTCCGGCAACTGCCTCATTAACGGCTGCCCCCTGCCTCCTGTCATAAAGGAGATAGAAGAAATGCAGTCCTTTTTAGAGACGGCCGCAAGCGACAATCCAAAGGAACTTATAGAACGCCTTACTGATATAAACGTTTACTTAGCTCGTTCAGGCAAGCTCCTTGCAGATGCTAAGGCTTATCAAGATAGTGTAGTAGCGAATGTATATGCCAATCACATGGAGTTCATATCACGTGTTCCTTCCACCGTTGCCATGAAATTTGTTGCAGCACAAAGCGTTACCGCTAATCAGCTTGTTACTTGGCTTGACCGGATAAACCGAACCCTTGTACATGCTGGGGATAACATCAGAACGCAAATTTCTTTTGCAAAACAAGACATGGCTTTGCAAAGAAAAGGTTACTGATAAACTATGTTTAAGACATTGATATTCAGTTTGATATATTGGCAAATTACCTATTTAAAACGTAACTTTACATCTATAAATAACTGAATTTCAAAACGAAACTGAAAATGGGAAATGAAGTGAAAAGGAAATCTTTTGTCTTTTATGTAGAGTGGCAAGAAGTGCTTATGGAATATCCATCGGAGGTCAGACTTGAAGTGTACGATGCAGTGATTAGGTATGCTGCATCGGGGACACTGTCGGAGCTGAAACCGTTGTCTAAGATGGCATTTTCTTTCATCAAAAAGCAGATAGATTCCAACAACAACAAGTATGAATGCCTTGTTTCCAAAAGAAGTGAAGCTGGTAAAAAAGGGATGGCTAATAGATACAAGCCGCCTACCGAAAATCTAACAAGTGATAACAAAGCTAACTCATGCTATCAAAACGTAACAAATCTAACAAGTGATAACAAAGCTAACTATAATGAGCCTGATAATGTAAATGATAATAATAATTCTCTCTCTAATGCGCAGGCACAAGAAGAATTTCCTCCATCGGATATTTTCGATAAGCCTTTGAAGGAATGCTATAACGAACTCGCATCGAATATGTCGTGGATAGAGTCATTTGTTATGAATATCCGTTCTGCCGGATATAAAGAGTTTACTATCGAAACATTCTACGAGTATTTGAAACGTTTTTTCGCAAAACTGCAAAACGAGGGAGAGATCCAAAAATCTCCTAAAGATGCCATGTCGCATTTTTCGAGATGGCTTGATATTGACCTTAAAAAGCAAGAAGATGACAAACGAAGAGCAAAATCTTTCAGCACAACTGCAACAAATTCAACAGGAAAAGTCGTTCGCAGCGAAGCTGAGTCAGATACAGATAGGAAATCTGCTGGAGAGGCACAGAAAGACTATTCTGCAAGATTTTAAGTACGACATGAACAATCCTAGTGAATTTCGTGCACATGCTGATTTTATCAGGCAGCTCGGAAATGACTACATGGGACGGGAATTCAGAGAGTTTGAAGTGGACGAACATAACTCCAAAATACTGTCTTTCCTGCTCTACTACTTCAACGGATGCCGTATGGCAGAAAGGGTATTTCCTAATGAGTGCTATAAGGTGCACAAGAACCTGCTTCTTGTCGGAAGTCCCGGAACTGGGAAAACCATCATTATGCAGATATTCGCTGACTATCTACAGTTGACACAGAATCCGAATGTATTTGAAAATCTATCCGTAACACAGATGATGAACTACTACAAGATGAACGGACACATAGACCTGTATTCCTACAACGAGGGGCAGTCAAAAGGATTCAAGCCCGCCCCGTTCAATATCTGTCTGAACGACATAGGTCTGGAAACCGAGAATCAGAAGAGCTACGGTACCAGTCTTGACAGCGTGATAGACGAATTTCTCTATGCGCGTTATGAGATTTACCAGCAGTTCGGGAAGAAATACCATATCACCAGCAATCTGAACATCGGTGATTTCAAGAAACGGTTTGAAGGACGTCTGATTGACAGGTTCAAGAGTTTTAATGTCATTCCCCTGCTCGGGAGCAGCCGCAGGAGATGACAGTTATACTAAGTTAAGCACACGAAAATAGATATTATTTTATTTGAATTTCAAATAAAATTTGGTTATTTTTACATATACGATGGGACTAATAAAACTAAGAGCAATGAAACCAAAGAAAGATTTGATTAAAGCTGCCGAGGCTGATGGCAGCATAGACAGATTGACCAGCCTTCTTTCAGCCGCACACATACTGAACTGTGAAGCCAACATGCTGGTGGAGGAAGCGGCAGACCTGATGAACGCCAAAGGGTTACTACTCGGAAATTTGAAAAGGATTCATAACAGCTTTGTCAAGAGCGCCGACATGTACTTCCTGGAATTCTCCTCACTCGTAGAGACAGAGAACTCGAAGATGGATATGTTTAGGGACATGGACGACTTCGACGCCAAGTTCCGCGAGTGGGCAAAATTACCGTCTGATTGAAAACCTAAAGAATCAGAAGAATGAGTGAAAGATTAACACACGGTTCTCTATTTAGTGGCATTGGCGGTCCAGAAATAGCTGCCGAGATAATGGGCTGGAAAAACGTGTTCCATTGCGAGATAAACCCGTTCGGGAGAAAGATACTTGATTATTGGTTTCCAAACAGCAAAAGTTATGAAGACATCACGAAAACAGATTTTACAGAGTGGCGGGGAAAAATCAATGTCCTCACCGGAGGTTTCCCCTGCCAGCCTTTTTCTTGTGCCGGACAGCGAAAGGGAGCGGACGATGACCGCTATCTCTGGCCGGAAATGCTACGAGCGATACGGGAGATTCAGCCCGATTGGGTTGTTGGTGAAAACGTTGCTGGAATCCTCTCGATGGTACAGCCAGGCAGTGAAACTTCGTTGGGAAGCGAAGAAACTCTATTCGGAGAAGATAACAGAAAAAGAATATTGCATCGGCAGGAATATGTCGTCGAAACAGTGTGTAACGACCTTGAACATGAAGGATATTCCGTCCAACCGGTTGTTATTCCGGCTTGTGCCGTCGGAGCACCGCACAGGAGAGACAGGGTGTGGTTCATCGCAAAGCGAGCTGCTACCGACAGTACAGACGCAGGGTCTGAAACGGTGCAACGAGAACGGAAAGACGGAGTTTTATCCAGTGAAACTATTGCCGACACCATATTGCGGGGATGCGAGCGGAGGAGCAAGGAAATTGGCAGAGGACAGAAAGACGTGTGTGCAGGGCAAAGGATATTCAGCACGTCTGAACGACTTGATGAAAGCGGGGGTACTTCCGACTCCAGCAGCGAGGGATTATCAACCCTCCGTTTCCCCACAAGCATTGAAAAGAAAAAACGGGAAAATGAGGACGGATGCTCTGTGCAACCTCCCGGTAATGTTAGGAGAGCATCATTCGCAGAACGGTGGGAAAACTTCCCAACTCAATCCCCAGTTTGTAGCCGAGATGATGGGATTTTTACCGGATTGGACGGTATTTCCTTTTCAAAGTGGCGGCAGGAATCGATAAAAGCATACGGCAATGCGATTTTACCACAGGTTATATATGAGATATTCCTGGCAATAGAATCTATAGAAAAAGGCAAATAGTATGAACATTCACCAGATAGTTCCCCGTTCGGATTGCACCTCCTTCGCCAAGTGCGGCAAGCACTCACTTGCATATTGCAGGAGGTACGGTGCGTCCGAATGCGGACCATGTGAGATTGTGAGGAGGAAACCCCGTAACCGGGTGGTTGTTGACGGAGTGGAGCGTAAACTGTGCACTCGTTGCGGTAGAGCACTTCCATTATCCAGGTTCTTCGATAGAATAGCCCGTCGTAACGGTAAGGAATACCATTTGAAAGCGTCATGGTGCAAGATGTGTATGGCAGAGGTACAGAGCGAGAGAAATAGAAAAAGGAAAATGAATTGAGATTAACATGTGCAAAAAGAGGCCATTTCTGCACATGAAGTATTAACACGAGCGGAAACCGGTGGTTTTTGCTCATAACAAGAAATATATGAAACATATGAATATTCCTACTTTTAAGTATTGGCTCCGGATACATGGCTACCGTTTGGAGTGGTTCGGTACGGGGACAAAGAGTAATCCGATTAAGGTTAAATCAAAAAGGAAATGAAACGAAGAATAAGAAAAAAGATGCTGAAATACCCATATAGATACAAGTTGCATCAGTATTTGAAGTATGCCCACCAATGGTGTTGCGCTTTGGCGTATAAAGGGGATATATACACCTTGAAAGATGATGGTAGAATTGTAAAGGAGAACAATTGTTTATGAAACGCCTAATTGATGCTATAATAAAGAAATGGTTCTGCTGCCATGAGTGGAAATTCTTATTTGAAAGGAAAGTAGAAGTTGTTGATGATTGGGGCGATAGCAGTTGGTACACCGTACGTCACTACTTCTGCAAGAAGTGTGGTAAATACAAGAAAATTAAAAGTCATTGATTATGAAACAGACCTTAGAAGAAGCAGCAATAAAACATCAGAATGGTTTTTCAACTTGTGAAGATGCATCTGTTCTTGGTGCATTTTCTAACGGAATGCACCATCAAAGTTATAAGTCGTTTATCGCTGGTGCAGAATGGCAGGCAAAGCAATCCCCGTGGATAAGCGTTGAGGAACGGTTGCCAGAAAAGAATACCGTGGTTCTGACAAGAGGGGCTTATGGCTTCCTTATTTGCCAGCTTTCATCTTTGGGTGAATGGGAAACTGGGGCAAATGTTAATAAAGAAAGATTAGGCCTTACCCATTGGATGCCCATCCCCTCTTTCGATGAGATACTAGAAGCCAACAAGGATGTACTGGAACGGATTAAGGAGAAAGGAGACTGCCATGATAGTAAAGAAAGAATTTTATAACATCAAATGTGACTGCTGCGGACGTGTAGCTGATGAGATGTGGCACGATACGGAAGAGATCATAAGACATATAGCAACGGAAAGTGGATGGCTTCTGCATTGGGATAAAGCCTATTGTCCGGATTGTTATGATTTTGATGGAAACGATAATTTGATTATAAAGAAAGGAGAATAACTATGGGATTTATAATACCAGCATTTATACGCAAAAACACACCGGAGCTTCGGAAGAAACTGGAATATTTGGGCTATTCACATGGTAAGCCTGAATATTATGCAGATGATGATGACAACAAGTATGATTTTGTTATGTGTCACAATGGAAGGTTCTTTTTACTCTCTCAAGAGAACCATGTGATAAGGAATGGGCATCCTTTGAAAAAACATGGAAGTATTAATTGCGGAACCAACGAGTCTTTGTTTCTCGCCATTGTCGCATTGAGAGATGATGTAGATATACATCAATGGTTTACAGATGGTGATGAATGGTTTCTTTGCAAATATCTGAAAGTTGGCATGCACTACCAAGACAAGCCGGAAATACTATTTGAAAAGTGGCACAAGGCTACCGTAGACGAACTGATTGAACACTTTAAAGAAAAAGAATGAAAGCACATGTAATGAAGCTTGAAAACAACTGTGTAATTGTTGACGAGGAATATTTTAACGAGATAAAGAAGAAGGCAGAATTTAACCAGGAAAGGGTAAATGAGATTGCTGAGGAAAGGTTCTTGAAATACGTCAAAGAAAGCGGTATCAAACTTTCCTACGAAGTGAACGGAATACCTTATATATTTCATCATGACTTGTTGAGTGAATTGAACTATGAGGAAAGAGGATATCCGGAATCCGTGTCAGAAAAGGTGAAGCATGTTATCGCAGACGATATAACCGAGGCTTTGAATGATAAGTTTAAAGGACTGAAAGACGAGGCTTTGAATTATGCGTTAAGCGAGTTTGACAAGCAGAAACACGGTTTGGAGGCTACTGCAAAAATATGGAAATGTCTTGCATTGATATTTTTCATTATGACTATTGTTTCAATAACCGCATTATTTATATAGTTATGACAGAAGAACTTGTAACATTAGAGACAGCAAAGATGCTGAAAGAGAAAGGGTTTCCACAAAGGAAATATTTTATAAATGTTTCTACTTTGCATAATTGTTATAAATACCTATCTGTTCCACCTCAATCGGTGGCTCAAAGGTGGCTGCGTGAAACCAAGGACCTGCATATCTGCATATATAACACTGCATCCGGCTATTCTTACGAAATAAGTAAGGCTGATAACGGTACGGAAGTTCTTTGTATGCCTAAAGGCCCGAATGATGGTGGTAAATGGGATACCTACGAGGAAGCACTGGAAGCAGGAATACAAGAAGCGTTAAAACTTATATGATATGGCTAAGAAAATAATGTTTAATGATAAATACAGCTTAACCCAAGCCGTATTGGATGGTCGGAAGACTATGACGAGAAGAATAATCAAATGTCCAAGAACTTTTAAAGGAGAATGGGTTGCCGGATTCAATATACACAGACGCCATTCTGATAAAAAGATTGTTGGTTGGCCTTGTATGTATGATGCAGATGAAAGAGAGTTTGATATGGGCGAGATATTACCAAAATACAAGGTTGGTGAAGTTCTTTCCATTGCGCAAAGTTATGAAAGTTTAGGGATGAATCCCGAAATTGCACTTAATGATAGGGACGGAATAGGATTTTATACTAAAACTAAATTCGCATCCGGTTGGAAAAATAAGATGTTTGTCCGCGCTGACCTTATGCCCCACCATATCCGCATTACCAACATCAAAATCGAAAGATTGCAAGACATCTCCGATAAAGATTGCTTGAAAGAAGGAATTTATAAAGGACAATGCGGAAGTGCAGATACACATTTTATGGATGCTTATTATTATAAAGGGGACATTCAACCTTATTGCACCCCTCGTGAAGCCTTTGCCGCCCTCATAGATAAAGTTTCTGGCAAAGGTACATGGGAGTCTAACCCTTATGTATTTGCTTACGAATTTGAACTGATTGACTAAAAACGAGAAAAGATATTGATTATGAAGCGTGAAATAAAGTTCAGAGGGAAAAGTGTTGATAATAATGAATGGGTGTATGGCGATTTAATTCATATTGGAAATGGATGTATTATATATCAAGGCTCACAAAGTGATTATGAAATTACCAATAAGATAGGTGTAGCTATCGAATTATTCGATGATGAGGTTTCAGTTGTACGTCCAGAGACGTTAGGTCAGTTCACGGGCTTATGCGATAAGGATGAAAAGGAAATCTATGAAGGCGACATACTTATGTGTGAACAACATATAGCTCTTGTATTGTGGAACAAAGAACTTGCTACATTCGCGTTACAATTCGATTTTGAAAAAGAAGTCGGCATGAAACCTTTAGGCGAATGGCAGACTATGACAATCGTCAGTAATATTTACGATAGCCCGGAATTATTGAAAGGGAATAAGCCATGAAAATAAGTTTTGTCTTTTTTCTTGTGAATAAATACAGATTGTATATGTGTGGTAGCCATTCAGATTTGGTTATCTTTGCATACTGAATTTAACTCTGTTTTTATAATCTTATTTTATTTGTAAAGAAATGAATTTATTTTTATTGGACACAACTACTACTGGAGGAAAACTGGAACAGGCATTGGAAAAGTTGGTGGATTTTGGCATGGATGCCGGTAAGGATATATTAATCGCTATTTTAATCTATGTAATCGGACGTTTCATCATCAAACAGATAAGTGCATTAGTAGCCAAGCTATTCGAAAAACGGAAGATTGAAACCAGTGTACAAACCTTCTTGAAGAGTCTGATAAAGATACTGCTGAACATGATTCTTGCTTTTGCCATAATCGGCAAACTCGGTGTGGAGACCACCAGTTTTGCGGCGTTACTCGCATCCGCAGGTGTAGCTGTGGGTATGGCGCTGTCCGGTAATCTCTCAAATTTTGCCGGTGGACTGATT